AAGTGCTGCCGCCATTACGGCAGCGGGGTCTTTGCGATTATTGGGCGGAAAAGGCGGTTTAGGGCTTGGTGTGGGTGATGCATTAAGTAAGGGTGCAGGCGTAACCGGTACGGCTGGTGGCGTTGCAACTGCGGCGAATACATCAAAAATGGGACGTCTTGCTAAGTTTGGGCGAGGCGGTTTGCCATTGTTAGTTTTGGGTGCGATGCTTGAGGGATCGGAAAATTACGCCCCTTATATGGCAAAACAAGAAGAACGACAAGAAGCCTTGGATGCCGCAACGAAAGACGAAAAACAAAAGTTCTACGCAGCAGCCTATCCAAGCAAATCGGTGTTTCAATATGCCCCGCCTGTTCCCGCGCCTGAAAAGTCAGTTTGGTCTTTAGCAAGTGGCGGTTATGCACTTGGTGACGCGGCAAAACGCAAGGAGATTGCAGACGAACGCTTAAAGCGAGGCACATTAACACAAGATGAATATAATCGTCGTGTGCAAGTGCCAGACTATAAAGCTGAATTTCAGCAGTTGGGCTCGACTATCAGCGAAGGGATGAAACAAGCGGTGGAAAGTCAAAATTTCACCATTCAAAATCAAATTCACGTGGACTTAGACGGTCGGACGATTGCCGAAAGCACGTCCGAAAACCAATACCGAGAACTTAAACGGGGGTAAAAATGAAAGGTTGGACAATGCCAATCCAGCAGGCATCTTATCGCGGTGTGCGGTTTGATGTGGTAAGTGTGGATGATAACTTAGAGCGCGCCACCATTACGCATGCGTATCCATTCGTAAACGGGGGCGATATTGAGGATTTAGGTTTAAATCCGCTCACCATCCAACTGCAAGCGGTGTTTTATGGTGAGGGGTATTACACCGATTTTAAACGCTTTTTATCCGCCCTGGAAAAACAAGGTGCAGCGGTATTAGTGCATCCGATTCGCGGTCGCTTGCAAAATATGCTTTGCACCTCGGCTTATTTTCACCACGAAGCGGATTTTGTGGACTATGTGACAGTTAGTCTTAGCTTTCAAGAGGCTACACCAGCAAAACCGATCTTTCTGTTTAATTTTTCTGTTCTTGGACTGATTGATGAGCTATTAACCAAGCTCGAAGACTTGGTAGATGATGTATTAGAGCTATATGGCACCTTTATGGAGGGGATTTCATTTGCCGCTAATGTCAAATCACGTTTATTAGGTTCTTTTGGCGCGCTTTACGGCTGTTTTGAGCAGGTGCGCGATATGTTTGACATGGACAAAAAAAAGCATGCTATCTCAGTAAATACACCGACGTCTAAAGAGGCGTTTAGACAACAAGGCGGCAATGCGGTGCGTGAGATGGCGAGCATGATTCGAGATGGCTTAACGGCCATTGCCAACCGTGACGACTTAACCGTGCGTGCGAAATTTGATGAAGTTACCCGCACCGTGAAAAGTCTGCTTGAAATCGCACCAAATTTAAGCAATGGCAAAAATAGCAAATCAAACACCCTGAAATCATTAACCTCATCTTTGACTGCGCAAGATACCAAAGAAATTTTCTGTGCCGTGCAGTTGTTGGCGACGGCGACTGTGTTGAAAATCGCTACGCAGTTTATTGAGGACGATTCCTTGGTTCCGTCCGAAATTGATTACATTGTGACGGAATCGCACTTGCAAGCCTTGGCAGCGTTGAATACCGTGCGTGCGTTAGTGCAAGCGGAGCAAAACGCGATGACATTACATTACGTTAAAGATGATTTTGGCTTGATGTCATTAAGTGCGAAAAAACAAACAGGCGCAAGACAACTGCAAACACCAAATACGGGGCTTTATACTCAGGCTTACAACACAGCAGAAAAACTGCGTCAACAAAGCCACAAATTGACCCAGTTTGCGTTGGCAGCAATTAATCGTAAACCGCCTTTAATTATTCGCACAGCGGAATTTGATAGCACAATCCAGCAGGTGGCGCATGCTTTTTATGGCGACTACACGCGCGCTGGTGAGCTGTTGCGGCTGAATCCGCACATTCGTTATCCGAATTTTATTTCACACGGTGAGGTACTCAATGGCTACGCAAAATAACGGCTATCCGTTTAACAATGAGATTGTGGTTGAGATTGACGGTAAACAGCACGAAAACTGGAAAAGCTACGATATTGACAGCGATTTCTTGATTCCTGCGGACGCGTTCAATTTCAGCATTGGTGTGCCGTCAGACAATACCGTGCTGGCGGATTATTCCGGCAAAACCGCAAAAGTGCTGATTAACGGCGAATTGGTACTGACGGGCATTGTTGACACTACACAACATTCCATTTCAAAAACTGACCGCACTTTTAGCTTAAATGGGCGCGATAAAGCGTCTATTTTAGTGGATTGCTCCGCGCCGATTACCAACGTTAAAGGATTGACGGTGTTAGATGCGATTAAAAAAATTGTGGAGCCGTTAGGCATTAAAAAAGTGGAGCTTCGGGCAGAATCTAACCCGACGTTAGATAAAGTTGACATCGACATTGGTGAAACCGCGTGGAATGCACTTATCCATTGTGCTAATTCGGCGGGGTTGCACGCATGGTTTGATCCTGCCGGCACGTTGATTGTGGGCGGTGCGGATTACTCTACGCCTCCGGTGGCGACATTGTGTTGTGCGAAAAACGGCAAACGCAACAATTTTACACAGGCAAGCATGACCACCGATGTGTCACAAAGTTTTTCAGAAATCACCTTTTTAGCGCAACGGCACGGGCGTAGCGGTGACGACAACAAGAACGATCTGAAATGGGTGTTTAAAGATGATGCTGTTGAGACCTACAAGCCGAAAACCGTGATTGTGCCGGATGCGGAAAACTTAGAAGCCCTGAAAAAATGGGCGAAAAAGTACATTGCGGACAGTATTTTAAACAGTTTTACTCTGACGATTACCGTGCCTGACCATAAAACGCAGGACGGTGTGTTATGGACGCCTGGGCAACGGGTGCACGTCATATGCGAGGAATACGACATTGACGCGATTTTCTTTTTGATGGGGCGCCGTTTTGCCTTAAGCCGACAAGGCGGCACAACCACGGAACTACGCTTAAAACAAGACGGTGTGTGGACACCTGACGCTTATACAAATAAATCGAAAGAGGCGCGTAAGCGCAAAGGTAAAAAAGGCAAGAAAAATAAAGGCGATTTGATTGTATTGGATGGGGATTAATATGCGACGATTGGGACAAGTAATAAAACAACACACGGAAAGCGCCTTGGGCGCGGTACGCCAAGCCTTTCGCGGAAAGTTGAATTTAGTCAAAAGTGCGGACAATATCCAAAAAGTGCAGGTATCCGGATTAGCGGACGAAACCTTACAAGACGTGGAGTTGATGCAACAATTTGGCTTAACATCCGTGCCACCTGCCGGCACTCAAGTGGTAGTATTGCCCATGGGGGGCGAAACGACCCACTCTATTGTGATTGCCACAGAAAACGGTTCTTTTAGGGTTAAAAATTTAAAATCGGGCGAGACCGCTGTTTATGACGAAAGCGGAAGCACAATTATTTTAAAACAAGGTCGCTTAATTGAAATTGATTGTGATATATTAAAAATCACAGCCTCTACTAAAGTCGAAATTAGTAGCCCGCTTGTTGAGACAGACCGCGTATTGACCGCACAAGGTCAAATCAACGGCAACGGTGGCATGGCAATTCAGGGCGGTTCTGGATCGTCATTTACCGGTAACGTAACGCAAACAAAAGGTAGCTTTACTACTGATGGCGACGTGACTGCTAATGGTAAATCCCTTATTAATCACACTCACCGCGGTGATAGTGGTGGCGTAACCGGAAAACCTCAATAATCAAATAAAAGGCGGTGTAGAACTCTCTCCCCGCCTTTTTCTTTCCCCTTTATTTTACTCTGTCAGCATGGACAGAGAAATCAGCCCGCTTACCGGGGACTATACAAATTCGCATATCAGTACACTGCAAAATGCCGTGTATATCAGATTAACTACGCCATTAGGCTCGTGGTGGGCAAATGGGCGTGTAGGTTCTCTGCTCCATACTATTCAACGGGAAAAAGACTTAAGCCGTGTTGGCATGTTGGCGCAACAATATGCCGAAGAGGCGTTACAGCCGTTAATTGATGACGGTCGCGCAAGTGAAATCATTGTAACGCATGAACAACCGCACAACGGCAAAGTGCTTCTTTCAATATCTGTGACCGACAGCCGGGGCGAACAATACACGTTTAAACACCCCGTAAACGTCATTTAAAAGGTGTTTAATCGTGTTTATTGTACCCACACTTGAAGAAATCCGCGCAAGTCTGTTACGTGATTATCAAACGTATTACCCCAATGCCGACACGTCCGAAGACAGTGACGCTTATGCACGTGCCAGTAGTTTGGCCGCCTGTGCGGAAGGGATTTATGCACACCAAAAATGGCTGATTAAACAGTTTTTTCCAGACACGGCTGACACTGAATTTTTAGAAAAACACGCAGGGTTACGCGGTTTGCGCCGACGAAACGCCACTTATGCAGCAGGTAAAGGCGCTACTGTTAGTGGTAATCCTGATGCAGTGATTGCCGTTGGTTTACAAATCAAAACCGAAGATGGACGTTTTTATGAGACAACCGAAAGTGCGGTAATTCCTGCTAGTGGTTCGGTGATTGTTGCGGTGCGGTCGCTTGCCACCGGTGCAGTACAAAATATCAAAACCGCTACAAAAGGATCATTTATGGCTGCGCCTGTTGGCGTGAGCACGGATGTTGTACTAAATGACGTGGTGGGGGCGACCAATGCCGAAAGCGATAGCTCATTGTTGGAGCGTTTGCTTAATAAAATCCGCCGACCCGCAGCAGGTGGCAATAAATATGATTATAAAGACTGGGCGTTAGAGGTGGATGGCGTTGAACAAGCGTATGTTTACCCGCTACGCCGAGGGCTCGGTACAGTTGATATTGCGATTACGGCCGATAATGGCGTGCCAAGTGATGACACGGTACGTCGCGCGCAAGAATACATCGACCAAGAGCGCCCGGTAACCGCAAAAGAAAGCAAAGTCGTTAAACCTGATGTGACAAAAGTCAACTTTAACATCCAGGTTAAAATCAGCGGTGTCGCATTAAATGACATTAAGACCGCCATTAACAATGCATTACGGGATTATTTTAATGGTTTAATCCCTGGGGATGACTTGATTGTGTCCCAATGCGAAGCAGTGATTAATAACTTAATTGGCGTGGTTGACCGCCGTTTTATTGCACCAACAGCTAACCAAAAAGCAGACATTATCAATAAAATCGAATGGTTTAGATTGGGCGAAATCACCGTGACGGAGATGGCTTAATGCAGCACGCTAATGTATTGAAACAGCTTTATCCGCCCGTGAGTTACAACATCAATGGTGAACACTTTATCGCACAATGCGAAGTGGACGGCAGTGCATTTGACCGCTTACAACAAAGCGCAGAAGAGGTATTGGCAGCAATTGAGCCCGCTACCTCAAACCAAATGTTATCCGATTGGGAGCGTATTTGCGGGATTAAAACGGATTTAAGTAAATCTTATCAAGAGCGCGTTAAACGTGTCATCGTACAACTTAATGCCGTTGGCGGCTTGTCTATCCCATACTTTACCCGCATCGCCGAAAGTATCGGTTATCAGATCCAAATCAAAGAGTTTTCGCCCTTGCAAAACGACCTGCCTAATCCAGGTGACTTGGTGCAATTTAGAAATGAGCCACGCGAGAGCTTGATTTATATGTGGCGGGTGACAGTGTTAAACGGTGACGACAATATTGTGTATTTCCGCGCGGGTAGTTCGTTTGCCGGTGATCACCTGGTCGAATTTGGTGATCCAATAATTGAAGAGTTCTTTAGAGACTTAAAACCCGCGCACACATACTGTTACTTTGCATATCAATAGAGACCAAAAAAATGAAAACGTTACTACCCGAAATTAATTCCGCTGACAAGCGCTTTCATGCTGGCAACCCCGCAACAGGTGAGCAAGGCACACGCGTGACAGACACGTGGCTAAATGATGTGCAAGACCGCGTGCGAGACATGCAAGCTGAGGCGCATTATGTGTTAGAAAAAGCCGGATTTACTCCGAAACAAGAACAACAAACGCAACTATATCAAGCGATTGTGAAAATCATTGATGATAACCGTAAAA